GCGAGGCGTTGAGGAACGAACCAACATTAGCCAGCCGATTTGGTGGGCATCTGAACCCGATGTGGGTCGAGTGGCTAATGGGGTGGCCTTGCGGGTGGACAGACTTAAAGCCATTGGAAACGGACAAGTTCCAGCAGTGGCAGCAACAGCATTTAGGATGTTGAAATGACCTGCCAGGACTGCGACCTGCTCCAACTCTTGCCCGTCACGCTGCACACCGGCAAATCCGTCTGCCGAAACTGCCCACTCTGGCGGCAGGAGTGCGAGGCACGGGAAGTCTTGCGTATGTCTCGATCCGCGCAAGATTCATATTTGCAGCAGGTTGAAGCAAGGCGTGGCAAATTGGGATTGCGGGAATTGCAGGGCGAAATGATTAACTTGCAAAGCCCAAAGAAGTAGCGCATAGTGAATTGCGCTGTGAGAAGCGCATAGAGTGTCGGGTAACAGTCTCTTTCGGGCTGGTCTATCTGACCGTTTCTAACCCGTCAAGGGTGCCGACCTCCGGAATCTCTCACCGGATAGGCCAGCACCGAAGGAGATTGTTTTGTGCGGCAACTATCAGCAATATGAACAACTCAAGCGAGAATGGGTTGATTCACACCCAGACGCAACCCCAGAAGAATACGAGCAGGCCATGCTTGCCCTCGCAGCACAGGAGGGTATCTAAATGGCCGGTGACTGGATGAAAATGGAACTGACCCTGCCTGATAAGCCGGAAGTCCATTACATTGCCAATGCCCTGAATATTGACCCGGACGCGGTGATTGGGAAACTGCTAAGAGTCTGGGCATGGTTCGATATGCATACCGAAAATGGTAACGCTCTCGGCGTTACGTTTGCGTTAGTAGACCGTCTCACTTGCGTCTCTGGGTTTGGTGAGGCGATGCAGTTTGCAGGGTGGCTTGAGCAGCGAGACAATCAATTGTGCATGGTGAACTTTGACCGTCACACATCAGAATCCGCTAAGAAACGGGCACTTACAGCAAAAAGACAGTCCAAATTCCGTAACGCACCAGTAACGCAACACGTAACGCTTCCTGCGTTACCAAGAGAAGAGAAGAGAAGAGAAGATATACCTGAAAAAAAGGACGGGAACAAAACCTCCATTCCTGACAACTGGGTTCCTTCTGAACGCATTGTCGAAAAATTGGCGACCGAATATGGAATGCAATCAAAGCACCTTGAAATATGCGTTGCCGTGTTTCGAGATTCCTGTAAGGCAAAAAATTACAAATACGCCAATTTTGATTCCGCCTTTGCAAATTCAGTACGCAGCGATTGGGCAAAACTGCGAAACGGGGCAGCGGTCTTCCCTACCGCCGATAAACCCTCACACCATGCGAGCTGGTAATGGCGATTATCCGACATGACGAAATCTCACAAGGAGTTAAAACTCTTTGGGAGTCTGGTGGATTCCCACGAGGAAACCTGACAGGCTGGCCGTCTGTGGACGAGCTTTACACCGTGGGCATGAACCAATGGACTCTTGTCACGGGAAGCCCTAATTCCGGCAAATCGGAATGGCTTGATGCGCTGATGGTCAACCTTGCCAAGCAGGGCAAGTGGAAATTCTTCATCTATTCGCCAGAAAACCAGCCTCTTGAACTGCACCACGCCAAGATTCTGGAAAAGTACATTGGCAAGCCGTTTAATCCTGGCCCCACGCAACGGATGGATATTGAAGAAGTAGATGCTGGCGAAGCATGGATGGATGGGAAGTTCTTTTTCTGCAAGCCAGAAAGACCGGACATCGAAAGCATCGTTGTGGAGGCGATTCAGGAAGTAACCAGTTACGGGAAAAACTGGAACACGGGAATTATTATTGACCCGTGGAACTTCTTAGAACACCACAGACCAGCCCATTGGAGTGAAACGGAATACGTTTCTGCAATCCTTTCCCGCGTCATTGAAATTGTCAGGGAATACAACATCCATCTTTGGCTTGTTGCTCACCCCGCCAAGCAGACCCCAAAACGGGACGGAACTTATGCCGTGCCAACGCCGCGAGACATATCCGGTTCCGCGCACTTTTGGAACAAGGCCGACAATTGCATTACGATTTGGCGAGATCAGGCGGCACAAACCCAAGAAATCGAGGTTCATGTGCAGAAGGTCAGATTTAAGCATAACGGGCATTTAGGTATTGCCAAACTGCTTTATGACAAAGTTACCGGCAGATACCACGAACCAAGGCAATCCATGCAGGTTGTTGAAAAAAAGGTCTGGTATGACAAATGAGAAGAAAATCCCCATAAGCCGACCCGATTGGTCTTTGACCTCGGAACAGATCGTTAAGCTACACGCCCAGAATAAACCCGTCCCGATGACAGAATACGTTGTGGTTATAAAGGAAAAGAAATGAACCAACGTGAGGAACTGCTGAAAGCCTTGCAACGAGGCGAATGCCTGACAACTCTTGACGCTTTGCAGAAATACGGGGTCATGGCTTTAAGCCAGAGAATGACGGAACTGCAACGGGCAGGGTATCCGGTCAAGTCAGAAATGATTGATCTCCCTTCTGGCAAAAGGGTGGCGCGGTATTCATGGTTAGGACAGGTGGAGCTTTTCGCATGATTTGCCCAGTCTGCGAGGAACGGCGTAACAACGGGCAAAACGCTGCAATGTGGCCTATTTTGACGGCGTGGGCGGTCCAGAAGCAATGGCCGATAAATGGCGTTATGTGCTGGCTTACTGCTGATGACTGGAAGGAAATTCTGTCAGCGACTTTTGAGGGAGAAACATCCCCCCGCATCTCGCCCGGACTACAGGGCGGCATGGTCATGTTGGGCAGAAGAACCAGCCGGTACGGGAAAAAACGCTTCTCGGAATGGCTAGAATGGCTTAATGCTGCATCGCACCACGCCGGGATCAAAATACCCGCGCCTGCGAGTATGTGTGAATAAAGATCAAAAACGCTTTCAGGACGCTGTACGGGCGTTAGGCTGCATTGTTTGTTTGGGACAAGGGGTAGATAGTCCAGCCGAAATTCATCACATCCTGAGCGGTTCTAGGCGCATTGGCGAGGATTCTGTGCTTGGGTTGTGCCAGATACATCACCGAGGGCAGATAAATACCCCGGAAATGGTCAGTCGGCATCCCTGGCGGCGGGAATTTGAAGCCAGATATGGGACGGAAGCGAAATTGCTGGAAAAAACACAACAACTGATAGGCGGGGAAAATGATTGATCCATTTAAAATAGATTCACCGACTGCCATATCATTCAGCGGCGGCAGGACTTCTGCTTATATGCTTTGGAGGGTTTTGCAATCCAATGGTGGGTTGCCACCAAAAGCAATTGTGTGTTTTGCCAATACCGGCAAAGAGGATGAAGCAACGCTAAGATTTGTGCGAGATTGCGGGTTAAATTGGGGGGTTGAAATTCACTGGCTTGAATTCCGTGATGCTGATCCGGCGTTTGAACGGGTTGACTTTGATATAGCCAGCAGAAATGGCGAACCGTTTGAAGCATTAATTAAAAAACGTAATTATTTGCCCAATCCAGTCACAAGGTTTTGCACGGTTGAATTAAAAGTCAGAACGATGCATAGATATTTAAAATCAATTGGATGGGTTGAGTGGGAGTCAATGTTAGGTATAAGGGCAGACGAGCAAAGAAGAGTCGCAAAAATTGGGCAACAAGATTATGGAAAACATGAGACAAAACGCGCTCCACTTGCTACCGCAGGTATTACAAAAGAACACGTTGGAAAATTCTGGCGCAATCAAGCGTTTGACCTTGAATTGCCCAACAACAACGGCGTGACTATGCATGGCAATTGTGATCTATGCTTCTTAAAAGGAGGGCATCAAATTCTGTCTTTGATTACAGAAAAGCCCGAACGTGCCGTATGGTGGGCAAAAATGGAGTCGTTGGCGTTGGCGTCGAAGCCGAGCGGGGCAGTGTTTCGTTCAGATCGGCCCAGTTATGCGTCTATGCTGAAGTTCAGCCAGCAGCAGCAAAACCTGTTTGACCCAGACGAAGAAGCAATTGCCTGTTTTTGTGGTGATTAAATGAGAAGAGCCGCCAAAATAGACGCGAACCAGACGGAGCTGGTGGAAGCATTCCGCAGGCTGGGATGCTCGGTCTTGTCTTTGGCTGCGGTAGGCAAAGGGGTTCCTGACCTACTGGTGGCAATTAAAGGTATCACATGGCTGGTCGAAGTCAAAATGCCAAAGGGTAAAGAAACGCCAGACCAAGTTGAATTTGCAGCGAATTGGCAAGGATGCCGAGCAATCGTCCGAGATGTGGCCGGAGTTGCCACGGTTGTTAAAACAATGACCACACAAATGCAAAAATTGCACGGGTATGCAATTCCGAATTAGATACCGTGTATAACTCAACCCCAAAATATCTGTTGAGTTTCTTTGCTTATTTTGTACTTGACGAGGGAAAAATTTAGGAATAATCTGTAAATATTGCTGAAATGAGGGTAATTATGGCTGCAAACGCCGATGCTGCGTCGTTCGTTTCTGTGCTATTCCATTCTGGGACGAATGCCCATTTCATGCATCTTCAAACGGATAGCTTTGCTGCTCATTCCGCGCTAAAGGATTACTATCACCAGATCATTGATCTGACCGATGAGTTCGCAGAAGCGTATCAAGGGTGCTACAAGGTCATTACTGATTACCCCAACACGTTTCACACCGAGACCGATCCGGTGAAGTACCTAACGAAGATCAGCGATTTTGTGCGGGACTTCCGCGTACATCTGCCGCAAGAAAGCCAGTTACAGAACTTAGTGGATGAGATAGCCGCGCTGATCGACTCTACTCTCTATAAGCTGCGGTTCCTTAAGTGAGTGAGCGTCTACTTCAGAATGCTATAGATGGCAAAAGGCTATAAAACCGGAGGTCGAAA